GGACTTCTCTTGCTTCGGGTATCATCCCGACCTTGAATCACGACTCACGTTCCAAGAAAAGTGGGTGCTAGGATCGTTGATGCCAGCGTCACGGCATTGTTCGTCGTCGCAGCGCAATCACCATTCTCGCCGCCGGCGATGAGGTAGTCGAACTTCTCGCGCAGGGTATAGAACTCGTCCTCGGTGTCGATGACGATGTGCTGGACGCGACCATGGGTCGCCTCGAGGAGTTTTCGGATGGCTCCGGACTTGCCGGCACCGCTATTCGCCTGGACGCAGAGATGCGATCCGATCAGTTTGTCGATGTCGAGGAGTGTGGCGCAGCCGTCGGCATCCTGCCCAATCTCGACCATCTCGCTCAACCGCGTCTGCTTCATGCCGGCACCCCCTTGAATTCGATGAGCTTGGTATCGCCGGCGAGGCGCGCCGGATGTTTCGGGCTGCCGCCGGCGTTCAAGCCGAGGCAGTAGAGCCTGTGACCGTCGGCGCGCAGCGCGCTCTCTACGTCGACCGCGTGGTGCACGAGATCGCGATGCAGGTTGCCCCATGCGCAGACGATGCGCTGTGCTTCCTTGGCGGGGTTCCGGATGAGGGGCAGGTTGCCCTTGCTGCAGGGGACGACGCCTTCCTTCAGAGATCCTCGGGATAGGTCGCGCGGTAATCGCAGCAGTTCATCAGGACCATGCCGTCGAAGTCCCATCCCATCGAGAAGTCGATGATGCGATTGACGGTCGGGTCGTCGACATTGGCGTCCGCAATCGACGGGTTCATGCAGATCCAGAGCACGAAGTTGTTCGGCAGCTTGGTGTGCGGGTTGAACAGGTTGATCCACTTCCGAGACAGGAACAGCCGGTATTCTCCGTTCGGGCCGGCGAACATGGCGTCGCCGGTGACGCCGTCGGCCAGGCGGAGGCGGGTCTTGCCGCCGGGGTTGTGGGGCGCGTTCATGTCGGGGCCTCGCTGAGATCAAACACCGGGCCCGGCATCGCCAGGAGCATCGCCTTCCGGGATGCTGCGTCGCGGACAAGCAAGTCGTACTCGTCGCTGCCCGGGATGATCCGTTCCGCGGCGAAGGCCTCGGCCTCGCCGAACCACCAGTTCTCGAGATCCTTGACCGTTGCCGCGGCACGGACGCCGTCGACCCACTTCTTGATGCGGGCGTCACGCTTGGCGGCGGCGCGCCGCTCGAGCTCGCGCCTGACGTTCCATTTCCAATCTTCGCTGAAGTCCCTGTCCAGCATCCAAGTCAGGAAGCCATCGTCAGCGGCCGACAGCGGCTTGCCGTCGAACTTGCCAAAATCGAACCTGGAGAAGATCGCCGGCTCGCTGCTCCAGCGTAACAGGGTCTCGACGGTCTGATACTCCAGCAGTTCGAGCAGGACCAACCCGCAGACGTAGGAGTCGGGCGCCGCGCGGTGTGGTGGAGACGCGCGCTCAGGATCGGCGGGCAGTTTCAAGGCGTAGCGAAGGGCCTGCAGCTTATGGCTCTCAAGCTCGGGCCACTGGCGAAGGCTGCACTTCCAGGTACAGATCCAATCGGCCCGGATGAGAGGATCGAGATATTGCCGCTCGTAGTGAGCCGCATGCGCGGCGAAGATGATCTTGCCGTCGTCGCCGGGCACCTCGACCAGCATTCGCCAACGGTCAGCCCATGGCGGAGCATCCTTCACGTCCTCATCCGTGATGTGGTGGATGCCAGACGACTCCGGCGGGATCGGCCGCGCCGGCCGGACGAACGACTGTTTACTGACCGAGGACAGTCCCCAGATTTCGCTGATATTTCGGAGATCGGTGAAGCCGATCTCGATGACCTCGTCGGAGGCGTCAAGTCCGGTCGTCTCGAGATCGCAGGGGCGAATGATCATGGTCGGTAATACCCTTCTTGGCAGCCGCAGGTGTCGTGGACGAGCGCGCGGCCGCAGCTATCGCAAACCTCTCGCGACGGCTCGTCGAGCCTCACGAGCTGGCGCCGTGCATCGCGTGGCCAGGTCGTAACGTTCGGGCAGGGTAGCACGGTGCGCCCCCATGTCCTCGATACCGTCAACCCGCACCGTTACGACTTCGTCCGCCGTGGGTGATATCGTCGGCTTTAGGCCGGCAGCTGGCCGGCCACATGATCGGCCGGCCTTAGAGCGCGGCGCCGTCGGTAGCGTTGTGGCACTGCCCGTTATCAGGATTGAGCGGGACGCAACGGCCGACGCATGGGACGGCTTGCCAAGTGACAGCGCCCCGCACCATGCGGCGCTATGGCCAGAGCAGAGCTAGGCGCCGAGGCCTCGGCGCTTGCCTGCCACGTCAACCCGTCACTACCAGACAACGCTAGCCGTAGAGGCGAGGGATTGCCGCGCGGCGCGGCGCGCCGGCTTGCCAGGTACCACCATAGCCGCCTCGGCCAGGCCTTAGCATCGCATCAATCGGGCGAAACGAGGCAAAACAGCCCCAAACCCGGCCGTTTCGCCAGCAAAAGCCGCCCACCACCCAAGGGGGGGTGAATTCCCGGGCAAACCGCGGGGGGCCGACCGCCAGGGGTCTCATTTGGAGATTTTTTTTGGGTCGGCCGAAATTTTGGGTTCTGGCGTCATTTTTGACGATTTCGAGAAAAACGGGAAATTCATGCGCGGCACCGGTCAGACGAAAGCGATGGTCGAAAAGCTGCCTGAGACCGGATCGGTCGTCGTGGTGCACACCGACCCGCTGCGCTCGTATGTCCGCGACATGATCCTGACCCTGCGCGGATCCGAGGTGCTTGGACGCACTCGGATCGAGGTGACCAAGAACCGCGCGGCTGCGGATCGGTTGGTCGGCCTGCGCGTGCCCGTGTTCGTTGACCACGCCTTCGCCGACCATGTCAGCCATGAGACCGCATCTGCGGTTCGGGCTTTGGCCGACGGGACGAACTCGATGTTCCGGAAGGCCGGCTAAGGAATCCCAGGATGGTTGAGCGTAAGGCCCGCGGCAAAGCTGCGAAGGCGAAGTCGCGCGCCAAGGCGGCCAAAAAGGGAAAGCGCAAAAGCGCCGGCCGGCCCGAGATCAAGGTCACCGCGTCCGATCGGGAAAAGGTCGAGATCCTGATCGGCGGCGGAATGGCGGTCGAGGAAATTGCGGCCGCTGTGGATATGGCCGTGAACTCGCTGAAGAAGCACTTCGGCGCCGAGCTCAAGCGGGGGCGCTCAAGGAAGCAGGCCGCGATGCTCGAGGCGATGTTCAAGGCCGGCGTCGGCGGCAACGTTTCGGCGCAGAAGGCCTACATGCAGCACAGCCTGCTGGCGGCCGCTGACGACAAAGTCCAGGGAGCGGCTGAGCCGGCTCCGGCACCGCGCGCGCCGCGAGCCTACCAGGGCAAGAAGGACGCCGCCCAGGAAGAAGCCATGACGGCCGGCGCCGGAACGGAGTGGGGCAGCGATCTCGATCCTATGGCGCCGCAGCCCGGCGTGAAGCCGAACTAGGCCCATGGGGCTGGTCGTCCGCGATTGGCGGACCGCGCTTCCCGACTGGGAGAGCCGGATACTCGAGCGGAAGTCGCTCATCCCGCCGAACCTGAGGCTGTTCGACGCCGAGGCCGAGAAGGCGCTTCGGATCTTCAAGCGGCTGAAGGTCCCCGACATCGAGCCGCACGCGAACGGCCAATATTGGACGCACGGAGAGGCGTGCGACGAGTGGGTGTTCGACCTGGTTCGGGTCGTCTTCGGTTCATACGACGCCTCGATCAAGCGGCGGATGGTCCAGGAGTATTTCCTCCTGGTGCCGAAGAAGAACGGCAAGTCCTCCGTGGCGGCCGCGATCATGGTCACCGCGGCGATCATGAACCGGCGGCCGGAAGCCGAATTGCTGCTGATCGCGCCGACGAAGAAGATTGCCGACATCGCCTTCAAGCAGGCGCACGGCATCATCAAGCTGGACACCGAGCTCAAGAAGCTCTTCCACCCGCAGGTGCACCAGCGGACCCTGACACACCGCCGCACCAGTGCGGTGATCATGATCAAGGCGGCCGACAAGGACGTCATCACCGGGTCGAAGGCGACCTTCATTCTGGTCGACGAGACGCACGAATTTGCCGCAAAAGCGAAGGCGGCAGACATCTTCACGGAAATCCGCGGTTCGCTGGCGTCACGGCCCGATGGGTTCATGATCCAGATCACGACCCAGTCCAAGGATCCGCCCGTCGGCGTGTTCAAGGACGAGTTGCAGACCGCGCGCGATGTTCGCGACGGCAAGGTAGTGCTGCCGCTGCTGCCGATCCTGTACGAGCTCCCGTACAAGATCCAGGACAGCGAGGAATGGCAGGACGAGAAGTTCTGGCCGATGATCAACCCGAACTACGGGCGATCGGTCGACCCGGTGTTCCTGACCACACAATTGATCAAGGCGAAGCGTACCGGCGCTGCGGCGCTGGCTCTTCTCGCCTCGCAGCACTTCAACATCGAGGTCGGCCTGCGGCTTCGCTCCGATCGCTGGGCTGGCGCCGACTTCTGGGAGAAGACCCCGGAGAAGGTTTCCTCATTCGAGGAATTGCTCCGGCGGTCTGAAGTGGTTGTCGTCGGCATCGACGGCGGCGGGCTCGACGACTTGCTCGGTCTCGCCGTTCTCGGCCGTGAGCGAAAGACGGGCAGGTGGCTGCTGTGGTGTCGGGCCTGGGCGCACAAGATCGTCCTGGTCCGGCGCATGGAGATCGCGAACGCGCTCCTGGATTTCGTCAAGGAAGGCACGCTGACCATCGTCGAGAAGCCGGGCGAGGATGTGGTCGCCGTGGCCGACATCGTCATGACGATCGAGGAAGCCGGTAAGCTCGCGGAAGGCCCCGCGATCGCGGTCGACGCCGCCGGCATCGGCTCCATCGTCGATGAGCTCACCAGCGAGGAGCGAGGCTTCGAAAAGGACCGCATCGTCGGTATCGCCCAGGGTTGGAAGCTCAACGGTGCCATCAAGGACACTGAACGCAAGGTCGCCGGCGGTGAACTGATCCACGACGGCTCGAAGCTGATGGCCTGGTGCATCGGGAACGCGAAGGCAGAGCAGCGGGGCAACGCCGTGGTGATCAACAAGCAGGCGAGCGGGACCGGCAAGATCGATCCGCTGATGGCCCTGTTCGATGCGGTCTCGCTGATGTCGATGAATCCGGAAGCCGCCGGCTCTGCCTACGAAGAAGAAGACGTTCTGGTGTGATGCTGGCTGCCTCGGGCGCCGCGCGCCGGTAACCCGCAACTCATCAGGACAGATCGCCCATGGGTTGGAGAGACACGCTCGCGGGCGCATTCGCTCCGCGATCACAACTCGATCGCTGGGCGGCCGACGTCACCGACGCGATTGAGCGCGATGATGACGACTTTTGGTACTCCGAGCTCGGCCGGAAATCGAAGGCCGGCATCCGCGTCACCGCTGATATCGCCCTGCGCGCCTCCGCGGTTTATTCGTGCGTCAAGGTGCTCGCCGAAACGATGGCATCGCTCCCGATGTCAGTCTATCGGGTGCAGCCCAACGGAGACCGCGAGGAGTTCAACTCGCACCCGATCGGCGAACTGATCCGGTATCAACCGAACGGCATCCAGACCGCGGTCGAGTTCTGGGAAACGACCATTTTGCATGCCGCACTGCGCGGCGTCGGTTTCGCCGAGATCAAGCCTGGCGCGCGCGGTGCCGTCGACCAGTTGGTCTCACTGCACACCGACCGGGTGACGACCGAGGTCATCCGCGACGGCACGCTACGGTTCAAGATCACGGATCCGTTCACCGGCGCCACGCGGACGCTGTTGCAGGAGGAGATGTTCCGGATCCCGGGACTGTCCAGCGACGGCGTCAACGGTTTGCGTGCGGTCGATATCGCCGCCGACGCAATCGGTCTCGGCATCGCCGCCGACAATTATGCTTCGAGGATCTTCTCGAACAATCTCAACATGGGCGGCTTCCTGTCGTCCCAGAAGAAGATGTCGCCGGAGGCACAGCGCCGGCTGATCACGAAACTGGTCGAGATGTTTGCCGGCGGCAACAACGTCGGCCGACCGATGATCCTGCAGGACGGGATCAAATACGAAAAGGCTTCGATGCTGGCCTCCGAGGCCCAGCTGCTCGAAGCCCGGAAGTGGCAACTGCTTGAGGTCGCGCGGTTCTGGCGCATCCCGCCGCACATGCTCGGCATCGACGACACCACGAACCGGTCAACGGTCGAGGAGCAGTCGCTCAACTTTGTCCGCTACACCATCCGGCCCTGGGCCCGCCGCATCGTCCAGGCGATCCGGCGCGATCTCATCCTCGCCAAGGGCGTCTACGAAGTCGCGTACGATTTCGACGATCTCGAGAAGGGCAATCTGCAGGCTCGTGCCGATTACATCTCGAAGGCGCTCGGCGCCGGCGGCACACCGGCCTGGCTGACGCAGAACGAAGCCCGGCAGTGGGAAGGCTGGAATCGGCGATCGGAGCCATGGGCCGACGTTCTGCCCCAGGGCACGAACCCCGGCGGCGGCGCAGCAGGTGCTAAGCAGCCAGCCGCACTTGCCGCACCGGCCGAGACACCCGCGATCGAGGACAATTCGCCCGACGCCCGCGCGCGGCGTCTCGCCGACAAGGAAAATAAGGCCTTCGGCAAGGCGCTCGTCCGCCATGCCGGCGATGCGGACGGCATGCGGGATTGGATCAAGGCCTTCTACGGCGGGCACGTCAGCAGCGTCATGAAGATGCTCGACATCCGTCGGGATGGAGCCCGCGCCTACTGCGAATTCCAGAAGCGCGAAGCGCTCGGAGCAAACGATTGGCACGCTCTCCTCGAGACGCGTGAAGAGAAACTCGCGGCAACGATCGCCGCCGTTCTGAAACAGCACGAGGTCGAACATGGGAACGATGCGCCGATTCAAGCGTCAGATCCGCTCAGTCAACGGCCGGGTGCTTGCGTTTGACATGCGAAACGGTATTGGCGCCGCCATGACGCCGCTGCTGGAGCGGATTGTCCGCGGCAGCGTCGATGATGCCGAGCTGCGTGAGATGTTCCTGGACCGCACCGAGTCCGCGCGCAGCTTCTGTGTCGAGGACGAGGGGACCGACATCGAGGCGGCCCGGCAGCGCGCCGAGAAGATGGCTGCGCCGGTGATCGTGCCGGGCACCAAGACCGGTCGCTTTACCGCGCTGGTGTCGTGTCACGGCATCGCGATGTACGACGTCGAGTACCAGCCCTATGCCTTTTCGACCCTGCGCCTCTCGCAGGTCATCGGCCGCCTGGCGGCGGATCCAAGCATCGAGACGATCTTCATCGATTGCGACAGTCCGGGCGGCTACGTCACCGGCACGCAGGAGGCTGCCGATGCGGTCTTCGCGGCCCGCAAGAAAAAGCAGGTCGTTGCGCTGATCAATCCGCTGGCGGCATCCGCGATGTATTGGATTGCGAGCCAGGCCGAAACGATCATCGGCGTCCCGTCGGCTGACGTCGGCTCGATCGGCGTCTTCATGTGCCACTACGACTGTTCCGCGATGCTGGCCGACATGGGGATCAAGCCGACGTACATCTACGCCGGCGAGTACAAGACCGAGGGCAATTCGTCGGAGCCGCTGAGCGCCGAGGGCAAGGCTTTCTTCCAATCGCAGGTCGACGGCACGTATTCTGACTTCGTGAATGCCGTGGCGCGCGGCCGCGGCGTCACCGCACAGGTCGTCATGGACAAGTTCGGCAAGGGCCGCGTCTACGACGCCCAGATGGCGAAGAAACTGGGCATGATCGACGACATCTCCACCATCCAGGGCGCGCTGGCGAGCTGGGGGATCCCCGACATGTCACAGGAGGCCAATCGTCGGCGCGCCTCCGGCGACCAGACTGCGGAGCCGGAGCAGGCCGAGCCTGCGGCGGAAGAGGCCGCGTACGATCCCAAGGCGCCGCTCAAGGTCGACATGGACGTGCTGCTCACAGAAGGATGTGAAAGCCTGGTCTTCCGCCAGGTCAGTGCGCCCGGCGTCATCACTACCTATGCCGACGGCCCCTGGCCAGCGAAGGTGCGGATCGATCCCGAGGTCATCAAGGGCGGGGCCGACCGATGCCTCCTCGAGGCCAACGGCACTATCACGATCGCTGTCGCCAATGGTGCCGCGGTCTACACCAAGATCCACGAGACGGCGTCTGGTGTGTGGATCTGCAAGCTGGAGGAAAACAGTTCCTTCACGCCGCCGCCTGGCGCTGAGCCGGAAGCCACGACGGAGCCCGAGGCGCCGGCGGAAACGCCGGACAACAAGGCTGAAGCCGAGCGCGTTCGCGTCCGTCTCGCGATCCTCGCGGCCTGATCGCCAAGCCCCATCACTCGCAGAAAACGGCGGTCATCATGAACGCACCCATCCGGCATGCCGATCTCGAGGCGCTGGTTACCGCGCTGATCGCGTACGGCAACGGTCATCGCAACATCGAAGGGCTCGTACCGCAGGCGACCGCGACCGGCATCGGCGAGGGGCAAGCCTCGATCGGCGGCTTCCTCGTGCCGGAAACCGTAGCATCCGAGATCTGGATGCGGATCTATGCGACTGGCCGTATCATTAGGCACTGCGCGCCGCAGCCGATCACCCGCAGGGCCGGTGTGAAGGTTCCGGCAATCAGCGAGACCAGCCGAGTCGACGGATCGCGGTTTGGTGGCGTCCGGAGTTGGTGGGTTGATGAAGGCCAGGCCCCGACAGCTTCGAAGCCCAAGTTCGATCAGGTCGGGCTTCTGCTGAAGAAGCTTCTGACCATCATCTATGCGACGGACGAGCTCGGCGAGGATGTTCCGGCGCTGAGCGCGTTCCTGGAGCGCGTTATGTCGCTCGAGATGCAGTTCACGATCGAGGACAAGATCATCAACGGTACCGGCGCCGGTGTGCCGCTGGGCGTTCTCAATTCAAGGGCGCTGATCGTTGTCCCGGCAGAGGGTGCCCAAGCCTCGCAATCCGTGTTGTATGCGAACCTCGCCAAGATGGTCGGCCGTCTGTGGCCCGCATCCTTTGCGACCGCCGTGTGGGTGATGAACAGCGACGTGTTCAATCTTCTGCTCCAGATGACCGATGCGGCTGGCGCTCCCGTTGTGGTCGCGGACGCCGCCGGCGTCATGCGACTTCTGACGATCCCGGTTGAGGTTTGCGAATACAACCCGACCATCGGCAACATCGGCGACATCATGCTGTGCGATTTCGGCCAGTATCTGCTGTCGCAAGCCTCCGACCCGATCGAGCGCAGCATCCACGTCCAGTACGTGACCGACGAGACAGCATTCAAGCTGCGCTACCGCGTCGACGGCAGCCCGGCCTGGATGACCCCGGTCACCCCAAGAAACGCGACGCTGACGCAGTCGCCCTTCATCGCGCTCGGCGCGCGCCCCTGATCTGACATCCGAATTCGCGGAGTAGGGGCGCTGTAGCGACCCCGATCTTCGCGTGCAAACGCGGGCTCTGTCGAGACCGCAACTTCCGACGAGTCCATCCCAACCAAGGCGCCCCGAACACGGGCGCCTTTTTTATTGGAGACGCGAAATGCGTATCAAAGTTCTTCGCCAGAAGAAGGCAGACCTCCTCGTCGAGGCCGGCGCTCTGGCAGCGAAGCTCGATGCCAACACCATCACGCCGGATGAGATGTCGCGGCTGAACCGCATCACCTCGACGACCCCGGCCACCGCCACCTCCGCCGAGATCCCGAGCGAACTCGCGACGGTCAACGCCGAGATCGCCCGCGAGGAGTTGCTCATGGAAGAGCGTCGCGGCATGGAGTCGGCGAGCCATCTCAGCGCCGATACCCCGGCCGAGCGCGCCGCGCGCGTCCCGGCCGAGCCGAAGCAGCAGCCCGAGAAGTTCGGCTCCTTCGGCGAGCAGATGATGGCGATCGCGCGCGCCGGCATCCCCAACTCCACGCCCGATCGCCGCCTCGTCATGGTGCAGTCGGCAGGCCCGACCGGCGTCAACGAGAGCGTGGGCTCGGAGGGCGGTTTCCTGGTGCAGAGCGATTTCCAGGATCAGTTGCTGGATGACCTCTACGCCGGCGGCGACATCCTGTCGCTGATCAACCCGGGCAAGATCGGCCTCTCGGCCAACTCGAACGGCATCCGCCTCAACGGTGTCGACGAGACCAGCCGCGCCAACGGCTCCCGCGCCGGCGGCATCCAGGCGTTCTGGACCGGTGAGGCCCAGCAGAAGACCGCCACCCAGCCGAAGTTCCGTCAGATCTCGATGGAGCTCGATAAGCTGACCGGCCTCTGCTACGCGACCGACGAGTCCCTCCAGGATGCGGCGGTCCTCGAGCCTTGGCTCAAGGAGGCGTTCAACACCGAGTTCACGTTCAAACTCGAAGACGCCATCGTGAACGGCACCGGTGTCGGTATGCCGCTCGGCATCCTGAACAGCGGCGCGCTGGTCACGGTCTCGAAGGAGGCCAACCAGGCGGCCAACACGCTGCTGTCGATGAACATCCTCAAGATGTGGTCGCGCCTGCCGATGCGCAGCCGCAAGAACGCTGTGTGGTTGATCAACCCGGACGTCGAGCCGATGTTCGGCCAGCTCAGCATGCCGGTGTTCAACGTCGACAACTCGCAGATCGTCGGCGGTCTCCCGGCCTATGTGAGCTACACGCCGCCGACCGACAGCGCTTACGCCAAACTGCAGGGGCGTCCGGTCATCCCGACCGAGTACAACAACACCCTCAGCGGTCTCGGCGACATCATCCTGTTCGACCCGACCGCGTATCTCGCGATCGACAAGGGGCAGATGCAGCAGGCGTCCTCGATCCACGTCCGCTTCATCTACGACGAGACCTGCTTCCGCTTCGTCTACCGCTTCAACGGTCAGCCGAAGTGGCGCACGGCGCGCACCCCGTACAAGGGGTCGAACTCGCAGTCGCCGTTCGTCACCCTCCAGGCCCGCTGATCGCGGCGGAAGGTCACTGATAGTCGGGGTCGCCGCGATCGGCGGCGGCCCTTCACCCCATCCCGAAATCTGGAGCCAAAAACATGGCGAAATTCACCTTCCCGGAGCAGTTTCAGATCGTCGAGGCGCTTGCCCCGGCGGCGGACGCTGCCGGTCGCGCGCAGGCCAACGCTGTCAGCCTCAAGAACTATTCGAAGGCCTGGCTCGTGGTCCACATCACTCAGGGCAACGCTGCCACCATCTTGCTGTCGATCCTTCAGGCGCAGACCGTCGCGAAGGCGGGTGGCAAGGCGATCACCAACCCCGTCCGCATCTGGACGAACCTGGACACGTCGCTTGGCGACACCAAGACGCGCCAGGCCGATGCGGTCAACTTCACCACCGATGCGGCGGTCAAGAACAAGATGGTGATCTTCGAGGTCGATCCGGCCTACCTCGATATCAACGCGGCGATCCCGTTCGACTGCGTCTATATGTCGACGGGCGCCTCCAACGCGGCCAACATCACCCAGGCGTATTGGATCCTCAGCGGGCCGCGGTTCGCTTCCGCAACGCCGCCGTCGGCGCTCACCGACTAAGCGCGCAACGAACGAGTCGGGACCGCGTTATCGCGGTCTCGGCTGTTCGAGGGTGTAGCAGAACGGAGAAGTGAACCATGTACGTGCTTCAACTCGCCGGCCGTCAGGACGGCCAGATTGTGGAAATGGATGCGGTCACAGCCAAGGCTGCGATCGCGCAGGAGACGGCCAGGGTGCCGACGGACGAAGAGATCCAAGAGGCAGGTTTCTTGGCAAAGAACCGCGACGTTGAAGTGCCGCCGCGGCAGGTGCTGATTGGCTACCGCGTCGAGCCCAGCCTCGAAGGTCCCGGCTGGGATCTGTTCGATGCCGGCGGCGTCAAGCTGAACAAGGACGAGCCGTTCCACAACAAGCAGGAAGCGATGGACGCCGCCGAGAATTTTGGCCGGCGTGCCCGCGGACTGCCTGAAAAGGCGGACGTCTGGTCCAATCAGGGTGGCCAGGGCGACGGACAGGGGGGCGGCGAGCAGCAGCCCTACGACAAGATGAACGTCGAGCAGCTGCGCGCCGAATCCGACCGCCGCGGTCTCGACAGCAGCAAGGCCACCAAGAAGGCCGACTGGATGCGCTTCTGAAGCATGACGACGAGGTCAAGGCGGCGATCGCGGCCGGCAATTACGATGCCCTGACGGTCGACGAGCTCAAGGCCTTGGCCGATGCGCGCAAGGTCGACATCTCCGGCAAGTCTGCGAAAGCCGATCTCGTCGCCGCTCTCAAGGCGGCCGATGGACCGGTTGTCTCCGGCTAAGCCGGCTCAGAACTCGCGAAGATCCCGGGGGCCGCGTGCCCCCGGACTGCTTTGAGAGGGCCGCATGTTCACCGTAATCACGCCGGCGGCCAACAAGGACATCACGACCCTCGCCAATCTGAAGGCGGATCTCGGCATCTCCGACGCCGACCATTCCGAGGACCCGTATCTCCAGCGGGCGATCAAGCAGATGACGTCGCGGATCTGCTCCTACATGAACGTGCCGTACGCCCAGGACGGGACGCGGACGATCGGCTTCGAGACGCTCGAGCAGAAGTTTGCCCGGAGCCCTTGGATGCGGTCGCAGGGATGCGAGCTTGTCCTGGCGCGGAAGCCGGTGGCTGAAATCGCCTCGGTGATGGTTGGAGATACCGCCATCGCCGATACCGGCTATGAACTCGATGGACCGGCCGGCATGCTCCGCCGCGTCTGGGACGGCAATTTGACCTCGCTATCATTCCAGCCGACGGATCGGACCGTCATCCGGTTCGATGCCGGCTGGAAGCTTCCTGGGGACGCCAACCCGACGCTGCCGGAAGACATCGAGGCTTGCGTGATCTCGCTGATCAAGGCCACGCGCGCGGCGCGCACCCGCGACCCATTGGTCAAATCGCAGTGGGTGACCGATATCGAGCGCCTCGACTTCTGGGTCGGCGCAGTTTCCGGCGGCGGTGGTGATACCAGTGGGTTGCCGCCGGAATTGACCGGGCTGCTCGATCCCTACTGTTACGAGCCGATGTGATGGACCAGGCCGCCGCAGATCGCGCCCGCGAGGCTATCAACCGGCGTGGCCAGGTGATCAGCATCCGTCGGATGACGAAGACCACGCCTCAGACTGTGGCGAGCCGCGCTGACCTTAAGGCGACGGTCAGGAACTACACGCCGGACGAGTTGGTCAAAGGCATCACGGCCGGGATGCGTCTGATCACGGTCTCGAAACTTGAGTTGGCGGCGAAGGGCTTCCCGATCCCGCCGGTCAAGGGTGATCGGATTTATCTCGGTGACGCGTTCGTCACTCCGACCACGATCGACACCGTGGATCCTGATCATCGCGAGTACCAGGGCTGCTACGAGCTCCGGACGACCGGCAGCTGAATGCCGCGGATATCGACCTTCGCCAAGGATCTGCAATTGGCCACGGCCGGCATCGCGCCGGAGAACATCGGCAAGGAGTTGGCCGCCTTCGCTCGATCCGAGCTCGCCAACGCGATCCAAGAAGGCGAGGGGTCGGAACGGTACGAGAGGTACGTCAACGGTCGCCTCGGCGCACAGGAAGAGACCGTCGTGCCGCCGGGCCCGATCCTGTACGTCTTCCATTGGTGGCGCGAGATCGTAGAATTCGCGCTCCAGACCGCGGTGGAGCGATCGCCCGAGAAGTCCGGCGATTACAAGAAATCGTGGTTCATCATGACGCCCGGCGGCGTCGTGAAAAGCTTCGACGATATCCCGATCAACTCGACGGTGGTCCTGACCAACAATCGCCCGTATGCCCGTAAGATCGACGTCGGCCACGTGCGGATGACGGTGCCGCCGGGCATCGTCGAGGACGTCCGCAAGGCGGTGATGGCGCGCTTCGGCAACTTCGTCATCGCGAAACGCACCATGATCCCGTTGCCGGGCGGCTATGTCCTGAAGGGGCGCTTCCGCCGCGGCTACCGGCCATTCGCGCGGACAAAGCTGCGGTCCGACACCATGGCCGGAGCTCAGATGACATATCCGGCTCTGGTGTTGTCGATGAAGGTGCTCTGATGGCGTTCCCCGACGATCCGGTGTTCGCCGCCGTCCAGGCCTATCTCGGCTACACGGACCTGATCAGCGGCGCTTGGGTGCCGGGCGCATGGGATCCGGCCGACGGCACGCTGGTCTACGAGAACGAAAGTGATGGACCGCCGGCGGGTGATGTCTCGACCTGGGTTTTCGTCATGCTCAACAGCGAGCTTTACGGCCAAGAGTCGATCGGCGCCGGCGACCAAGGCTCGAACCGGTGGGATGAAGGCGGGACGCTCTGGCTTCATGTCTTCACGCCGCGCGGTACCGGCTCGAAAGAGGCACGCCGGCTCGCGAAGGGTCTTGCCAATCTCTTCCGCGGCAACAACACGCTGATGAGCGGACTCCTCGAGTTCATGGACGCCGATCTCGGCGCCGGCGACCCGGGGAAGGAAAATGCCAACTACTACCTGATGTCCGTCAGCATCGAATGGCGCGTCATCGACGCGCACTAGGAGCCCGCCAATGAAATACGACGTTCTGAAGCCTTTCAACTCGACCAACCGCCGCTTCAAGCCGGACGTCGAGGGAGCCAACACCGTCGAGGAGACCGACGACGTGTCGCCGCACACCATCGAGACGCTCGAGCGGGGCGAATTCATCAAGGCGCTGACGGCGAAGCCACCGGTCGCGCCTCCCGAGAACAAGATGGTCGCGGCGCCGGCGGTTGCGGGCTCCGAGAAGTAACCAGCCTCACCATTCCTGACCTCACGCAAGGCGCCTTCGGGCGCCTTTTTCTTTGGGAGAACGATAGATGACGTCGGCCAACAGAACCCAGGTTGTCTGCGTGAGGGAGTCGACGCTGGGCGTGACGCCCAACACCCCGCGCATGCGCAAGATGCGCATCACCGGCGAGTCGTTGAGCTTCGCGCCGACGTACGTGGACTCGGAAGAGATCCGCGATGACCGCATGCTCGGTGACCCGATCAAGACCAACCAGGTCTCGCAGGGCGGCATCAACTTCGAACTCTCGTACCCCGACGATCTCTCGCCTCTGTCCGAGATCATCATGTCGGCATTCGAGAATGCCTGGGTGAACACGCCGCAGTTCTTCAACGACGGCACCGCGGACAGCGTCATCACCGATGCCGGCACCGTGGTAAGCACGTATGCGGTGAACGCCGGCGGTACCGCGGTTAAGGTCGGCCATCTCGTCCAGGCCAAGGGCTTTGGCCAGGCGGCCAACAACCAGATCTTCAGGGCGAGTGCATCCACGGCAACGACGGTTGTCGGTGCTACTGGCTTGGTCGCGGAAGTCGCACCTCCCGGCACGGCATCGCTTAAGGTCGTCGGTTTTGCTGGCGTGTCCGGCGACATCACGGCGCTGGCCGACGGTCTGGGTTCGACCGCTCTCGACTTCACGACCCTTGGATTGGTCGTCGGGCAGGCAGTGAAGGTCGGCGGCAGTGCGGCTGGCTCGCAGTTCGCTTTCCTGATCTCCGCCGGCGCCAAGGCGCGCGCGGCCGCGTACGCCCGCGTCACCGGCATCGCGGCCAACAAGCTGACGCTGGACAACCTCCCGTCGGGTTGGACGACCGATGCCGGGACCGGCAAGACGATCTGGGTGTTCTTCGGCGACCAGATCAAGAACGGAGTCACGAAAAACTCCCTCTCGATCGAGAAGGGGTTCCTGGCGCAGCCGGTGCCATCCTACATCACCAACCTCGGCATGTGCGCGAACACCTTCAGCATCGAAGCGACCAGCGGCGACAAGATCAAGGGCTCCGTTGCCTTCACCGGCATGGGCGGCGGGATCAGCACCACGACGCTGGATGCAGCGCCGGACGCCGTCACCACCGGCGTCGTCATGGCGGCGAATTCCAACGTCGGTCGCCTGGGCGTGAACCAGGTCCAGCTCGGCGCGCCGAATTGGGCGAAGGGGTTCACACTCCAGATCAACAACAACCTTCGGTCCCGCGACGCGGTCGACTCCGATGCGCCGGTCGATATTGCAGACGGCGAGTGCACCGTCACAGGGAAGCTGACGACGTACTTCGGCAGCAAGGACGAGGTCGAGGCCTTCTATAACGGCACGCCGCGGGCGATCAATACCCGCGTCACGAAGAACGGTCAGACGCTGTTCTTCCAGATCCCGCGTGCGGTCTACCGCGGCGGCGGCAACCCGCAAGCCACTGCGAAGAACACCGACGTGATGGCGGATTTCGACTGGCAGGCATCCCAGGATGTCGCGACCAACGCCCACGTCATCCTCGACCGTCTCCCCTACGTCGAGTGATGCGATCTCAACGACACTTGCCTTTCGGAGGTAGATGATGGCGCTGAATATCCCGCAATATCTGCGAACGGCGCTTGGCTTTGCTCCGTCGAGCAAGACCGAGGGGGCAATTCCTGTCGAGGACATCGGCCTCTATGCTGGCGCAAAGATCGTCTCCATAGCCGCCACGGCGGTGACGCTCGACAATGATGCGCACCACGCGAGGATATTGGACTTTACGGCCGGATCTGCGGTTACGGTTTCAGTCCCTAACTCGCTACGACCCGACTTTTTCTGCGGCATCAGCCAAGGCGGAGCCGGGCAGGTGACTGTTGCGGTGGCCGCGGGGGCCGCAGGAGTCGGCGTCACACTCAACGAACCTAGCAACCAACTGAAGACGTCGGCCCAGTTCGTGATGCTTTCGCTCATCGCGTTCTCGCGCAACACATTCCGTCTCTTCGGTAGCACGGCCGCCTGAAATGCAGATCGGCGTTCCATCTCTTCTTCAGCCAGGCGCTTCCCTTGGTGGAGGGGTGCCAGCCAAGATCGCGCTGCTGCGGGCGAATGGGCTCGCGGCAAAGCCTCTGGTCGCGATGGTGTCGCCTCCGACCATCACGATGAACGCGACGGCGAACGCCAATAGCTCGGTTGTCCCCGGCAACTACGACTCGAAGTACACCGCGACCGATCCGCTGTTCACCTATGTCGGTGGCGTGGTCGCCACGCAGGCGTCCTCCGGCCCTCCGGGAGCGTTCTGGGCAAAGGGCGCGGGCTCTAACTACGGCACGGGCAACGGCTATCAAGGCACAAGCTCGGTCTATTTTCAGACATCGGATGCGGACGTTGATATCTCGTTCGTGGCGCAGCTCGGTACTCAATGCGCCTACCGCATCTCGATTGACGTTCTCGACGGCAACGGCTTCAAGGCAACTGCCTTGCAGCCGCGCACCGACATCCAGGCGCTGGCCGATTTCAGCGGCCATCGCGTCAAGATTGCCAACGGATCGGTGGCGCCGCGCCGGTACCGCATCGAGTTCGAGAACTTCCTGTTTTTTGCCGGCGTCGACGTCGCTGGCACCATCACGAAGTACGATCCGGGCGGGCCCAAGATCCTCGTGATTGGCGACAGTCATGTGGCAGGAACGGGCGCGACGTCGAACCTGCTCGGCATGGCGCACAGGCTCAAGGAAGCGCTGGGCGTGCACAACGTTCTGGCGCAGGGGCAGGGCGGCACGGGCTATCTGACGACGAACATCGCCGGGACCGAGACGATGCGGGCGCGCATCCCGAACGAGATCACGCCGCGCAATCCCGACCTGATCATCGGTCTACCAGGGTACAACGATCAATCCCCGACGCCAGCAGCGCTGCAAGCTGAGGTAACGGCGTTTCTCAACGCTTTAGCCACGGCGCTCCCGGGGGTGCCTTACATTCAAGTAGGGCCGCCCCGCCGCGGCGTCTCGGGGGCCTTCACTCCGACGCAAGCCCGAGCCGACGCGATCAAGGCCGCCGTTCAAGCCGATAGCCGGTACGGTCGCTTGGTTTTCTTCGTCGATAGTTGGGCGGCCGACTGGGAACATGGCACGGGCCGCGTCGGCGCCACGACTGGCGACGGCAATGCCGACACCTGGGTCGGTACCGACAACGTGCATCGAACCGACACCGGCCATAACGGCTGGCAAATGCAGATGGGGCCTGCAATCCGCTCGGCGCTGGGCATACCGGAGGCGCCCGCGATCTCGATCCCGGCGACCAACCTTAAGGCGGTCTACTCCACCACTCGCCTTTCGACGTGGACGGGAAGTTGCATCCGGGTGCAGCGCGCGTCCGATAGCGCACAGATGGATATCGGCTTCGCCGGGAATATCGTTGACAAGGCGACGGCGGATAGCTTTGCGGCTGGGTCCGCCTTGACCATCGCCAAGGTCTACGACCAGTCAGGCAATGGTCTGGATCTTGTCCAGGCGACCGACGCCAACCGTCCAATCTTCTCTCCGCTGAATGAGTGGGCGGGTATCCGGCCGATCACCTTCGACACGTGGCCGCAGAGCGCGGTCGCGAAGTGGCTCGATACGCCGGTGCTGGCCGGCCTCAACCGGCAGGCCATCAGCGTCTACATGATGATGGTTGACCACTGCCCCAACCAGCAGAACCTCATCTGGGAGGGTTTTTCCGACACGGGATTCGCCACCTCGAATTCGTTCCTGCTCGGCTCTGGTGGCGGTCTAGGTGCGAATTTCGGGAGTCTGATCTTCAACACGTATTTCCCGCGCAGCCATTTGCAGACGATCACGACCGTGTGCGGTGGATCCAACGTCCGTGCGCGGTTCGACGGTGTCGAGCGGACGTTCGCGACGGGCGCGATCTCGTCCTCTGCGATCCAAGGGATGCGCTTCGGCAAGAGCTCGCTCAACAACCAGTACACATTCGCAGAACGACGTGTTCTGCATTGCTATCTATGCGCAAGCTGACGCCGCGGCGGCGAACCTGGTCGTCGAGAACGCGCTCAATGCTTCGTTCAATCCGGATCGCGCCGGCAACACCACCTGGACTTACCGACTTGTCGAGGACGGCAATTCTCTGATGAGCGGCGTCGGCGCAGCTTCGCTGCAGAGTGCGGGCTGGCAGGGCGGCTTTGGCCGTGGCCCGCAAGGCGACGTCCGCGCATGGGAATACTACAACATGGGGCTGGCCGGCCAGACTCTCGCGACAGCCTATACCAACCGCGCGCGTGTGCTCGGCCTGTTCGACGCGACCAAGTCCAAGAACGTCATCCACATCATCGATCCGACCAACGATATCGGTGTCATCACCTACACCAGCACGGCCGATGCCCAGACTGGCAACGCGATCTCTGCGCAGAACCTCTACAACAACTATTTCCTGCCATACGTGCAGGCTGCGCAGGCGGCAGGATTCACCAAGATCGTCACCTCGACAGTTCTCTCGCGGACCAACTTTGGCGTTGGGACTGGAAATTTCAGGGGTGATTGCCGCAACTATTATAACTCTCTGCTGATCGCGGGTGCAGCGGCAAATGGCTACGTCGTTGCCGACGTCGGGGCCATCTCGCAGCTCCAGAACACCGCCGATCTGACCTATTTCCTCTCTGACGGCATTCATCTAACCACAGCGGGGTATGCGCTGGTCGAGGCGGTTCGCAAGCCGCTGGAAATCGCTTAGTACAATCGGTCCGCCTTTCTCGCGGAGCCTCATCTCGTCACTGCAACGTGCAACATCTACCCGCGATCTGGACCGGTTGGTGCCGGTAGAGGATTGGTGTCCTCAAGATCGCCGGCTTCATCGCCTGGCACCCTGGCCGGGCTTCCCTTGACCCTCAAGGTGACACCAAGCCCATGGAAACCTCCCCGGAAACTGCCTCTACCAAGAAAATCGTTCGTCTCGAGTCCCTCAAAGCCGACCTGCAAAAGGAGCGGGAAGGCGACTGGATCAAGGCGGTCGATCTCGATCCCAACATCCGCTGGTTCGTCCGGTCGACGAATTTCCCCGACTTCCGAACTTCCCGCGACGCGGCGATGAAGAAGCTTGGGGAGAAATACGGATCCGATCCCATCCCCGACGACGTCAACGCCGAGGTCATGGGCAAGCTCGCCGTCGAGCATCTGCTTCTCGGCTGGGAAGGCCTCGACGCCGAATACACCCCGGAAGCTGCGGCCGAGATCCTGACCGACGAGGCCTATCGGAAGGTCAGGTACTCGATCTACATCGCGGCCAGCCGTGTCGGCACCTCCGAGGTCCAGTACGTCGGCAACACCGCAAAAAACTGAGGGCCGCCCTTCGCTATGAGCTCGAGCAGAAGGGTAAGGACGAATGGCTCGCAGAGCTCGCTGAGGAAGATCCCGACGCCGCGGAGTTCTCCGGGGCGGCGGGTCGACCACAAGATGCCTTCGTGCCGCCAGGTGCGGAAATCTGCTGGCGGGCCTGGCACGCGCTGAGGTTCGATCGGCAGTACGGCGCCATGGGCGGCGAGTCGCCCATCATGTTCCTTTCGATCGATGCATATGCGCGACGGTACCGCATCCGCGGCGCCGCCTTCGAGACGTTCCACGCCTTGGTCGGTGCCTTGGACGAGGAATACCTCGAGCATGTCCAGCGGAAGTCGGACGACGCCCGACAGGCCGATGAAGAGCGCCGGCGGGTAGCCGCCCGCGGTCCCGCACCAAATCCCAATGAGGCCACATACTGATGCCTGGCGTCGCTCTCTCATCGCTGAGGGTTACCTCTGATTTTGACGCCACGGCTTACACCCGTGGCGCTCAACAGAAGGTCGACGCCGACGCTCGCATGATCGCCAGCGACAAGGCGCTCAATGCGGCACTGGCGCAGTCCGACGCCGCGCTGGCGAAGATCCCCGGCGGCATGGCGTCGGTCAGCAAGTCGCTGCTCGATGGCTACGGAGCCGGCCAGCAGTTCGAGGCCTTGATCCGCCGCATCAACAACGCGGCCGATCGCGGCATGGGTCTGGACCGCGTCAATCTGCTCCTGGATGCGGCCTACCGGAAGTTTGGGCTGACGGCCGACGCGGCAAATCTCGCCGCAACCGGCTACGTCTCGATCACGGCCGCGGTGAAGGAACTCAACGAACAGTACGAGATCCAGAACGAGGTGGCGGCGCGCGCTGCTGCTGCGATGGCGCAGGTCTCTACGGCGGCCACGGCTCAGGCTTCGATCAACGCCAGGCTCGGTGTCGGCGGAGGCTCGGGCAAATCTGCCCAGGAGTCCGCTGACGCGTTCCTGGCACAATTCGGTGGGCTGGAAGGGATCGCTCGCGCGAAAGCGCAGGAGGCCGGTTCCGCATTCGCCGCCGATCTTGATGCTCGCATGGTCGCCGGCGCCGGGAAGTCCGCGCGCGACTCGGCAAATGCGTTCGACGCCGAACTCTCACGGCTGGACGAGATCGCAGGGATGCGTGCTCAGCAGGCCGGCACCAATTTCCAGCGCAGCCTGACCGAGGCTCTTGGCGGTGGCGGCGGATCCGCGACATCCCGCGGCGCGACTTTCTCCGCCCTCGAGGAGCAGTTCAACAGATTGGAGGCTATTGCAGCCGCGAAGTCGGCGCAAATCGCTCAGGCCACGCAACAAGGGCTCCGTGATGCGTTCCGAATGGACACGCGCGCGACCGACTATCAACTGCCCGATGCTTTCGGAAAGACAAACGTAGCGACGGTCAGCGCTCTCGAAGAGATGGCCAAGGCGGAAGAGAAAGCCGCCGCGCAAGCCGCCGCACTGCGCGCCGAGATTAACCCGCTCGAAGCCGAAATGGTCAAACTCGGCAAGCAGATGGCCGAGTACCGGAAGATGCTCGAACAGGGCTTGATCTCGAGCTCTGAGTTCGAGCAAGCGCAGGGTATGGCGGCGAAGCGTCTTTCCGACGTCGACATGAACATGCGGGATGCGGCCACCGGCGGCCGCGTCCTTTCCGGCGAAATGGCCAATCTCGGCTACCAGGTCAACGACGTGGTCACCGGCCTGATGCTGGGCCAGCCGCTGTTCATGATCGCGGCACAGCAGGGCGGTCAGGTCTACCAGATCTTCTCGAGGTCCAAGGCAAGCGTCGGTGAGTTCGCCGGTTCGTACCTGAGCTCGCTCACCAGCATGGTGACGCCGACCCGGGCGGTGTTCGGCGGCATCGCGGCCGTGGTCACCACCGCGGCGATCGCGCTGAACAGCTACCTCGACAAGCAGCACCAGGTCAGCATGAGCCTCTTGGGCTCAGGGCGCGGTTCCGGCGCCAGCGCGGCCGGCATCAACGGGATCGCGAATGCGGCCGCCACGCCGAACGGGCTCTCGGTCAGCGAGGCCCGCGAGTTTGCCTCGACGCTGGTCCAGACCGGCAAGATCGCGAACGACAATCTGCTGCCAATCGTCCAGATCGGCAAGGACATCACGCGAATCTACGGCATCGACGCCACCGAGGCGGCCAAGATGCTGGCCGACGCCTTCGCGGATCCGGAGAAGGGCGCCACCGAGCTCAACAACCGGCTCGGCTTCCTCGACGCCGGACTGAAGCGCAACATCGATAATCTCGTTGCGCAGAACAAGCTATTCGATGCGCAGAAGGCACTTCTTGCGGGCGTCAAATCCGGCCTAACCGGCGTCAGCGAAGCCGTCTCGACGTCCTCTACAGTGTGGACAGTCCTCGGGAATGCGGTCTCGAATGCGTGGGACGCGACCGGCGCCTTCATCGCGAAGCAGATCGGGCTGACCGACTCGCTGGAAGAGAAAATCGCGCGGGCGCGCCAGAACCTCGACGAACTGCGCCGGGGAGGATCGAATACCCAGAACGCCATGAGCGCCGCGACGGGCTTTGGCGACATTCTCGGGATCGAGGACACCCCGGATCCGGGCAAGATTGCGGCCGCGGAAGAGGCACTCAATCGGCTCGTCGCGGTCCAGCAGAAGCTGGCCGCGGCTACGGATGTCGCCCGCGCGGCCCAGCAGTCCTTTCTCCAGGAGTCCTTGGTCCGCGGACTGTCGCCCGAGATCGCCGCGATCGAGAAGCTCAACAACGACTTCACGGTGCTCGACGGCCTGGTGAAGAGCATCGGCGGCGACGAGGCCGCCGGCGCCCGCCTCGCCGCGCTCGGCCTCAGCATGAGACAGGTGTCGGATGCCACCGAGGTCGCTCGCGAGAAAATCCGGTCCTTCAAGACCGACTTCGAGCAGTCGATCAGTCAGTCCAACACCGCGCTGCAGGCCATCACGGCGTTCTCGCCATCGGCCAAGGGCGGCATCGCGTATCAGCAGTCGATCGACTCCAACCGCAACGCGAACCTCACCGCGTCGCAGAAACAGGTCGAGGCCGAGCTCGCCTACCAGATCGCGCTGAAGCAGGCCACGACCGCGATCTCGGAGCAGGGGCGCGTCCGGCTGCTCACCGCAAGCCAGAGCGTCCAGAGCACCCAACTCGAGGCCGATCTCGTCGGGAAGTCGATTGGGCAGCAAGCCGAACTCCGCGCGAACCTTCAGGCCCGCCAACAGCTGGAGCAGGAAGCCAGCGCGAACCGGACGGCGTTCGATCAAAAGCAGTACGATGACCTGAAAAAGATCAATGCTGAGCTTGGTCGTCGGACTGATCTGGCCGCGAGAGCTCAGATCAACCAGGACATCAAGTTCGGCAGCCAGACCGCGTTGCCGTCGCCCGATGACGTCCAGATCGCCCAGCAACTCAAGGGCATCTATCCAGATGTCGCTACGGCCCTCGGTAGCGTCGAAGCGCAGGGGCTCCGGACCAATCAGGCCCTGAGCGGGCTTTCGTCGACGATCTCCGGTCAATTGACGACCGGGCTCGCCGACATCGTCGACGGCTCGAAGTCCATCGGGCAGGGCTTCCAGGATATGTCGAGGCTCGTCATCCGCGCGATCGAAGAGATGATCATCAAGATCGCGATCATCCAGCCGATGATGCAGGCGCTCCAGATGGGGGCCAACAGCTTGGGCCTCGGATCGGGGATCACGAGCCTCTTCGGAGGAGGCAGCGCCGGACTCGCCAATACCGGCATGGCCGGTAGCGCGTATTTCGGCCCCGTGGCGCCCAGCGCTCTAGGGAACGTCTTCTCCGGGGGAACATCATCCCGTTTGCGCGCGGCGGCGTCTTGCATGGTCCGACGATCTTTCCGATGGCGAATGGCGGTACCGGTCTCGCCGGTGAAGCCGGACCGGAGGCGATCATGCCGCTGCGGCGTGGTCCCGACGGCCGTCTTGGCGTCTCCGCCGGCGGTGCTGCTAACGACAACCGCTCTTCCGGCGGGGTCGTCGTCAACGTCATCAACCAAACCGGCGTTCAAGCCGAGGCCTCCACGTCTCGTAACGCCAACGGTGATCTCACCGTCACGCTGAAGAAGATGATGGACGACGCGGTTGGACAGTCACTCTCGTCCGGGAACGGCTCGCGCGTGATGAAAAATCAGTATGGCGTCAGGCAGTTTATGGGGTCCTGAGGATGGCACTACCATCATGGCCAGCGGTACCGTATCGGCCCGCCCGAGACAGCTTCCAGCCGATCAAGCCGTTTCTCGATCCGATCGCGACCGAGATGGAAGGCGGCAATACCCGCCAGCGGCCGCGGCCAGGCGACAACGTCGCAACGCTGGGCCAGACCATCATGATGACGCCGGCTGAAGCCGAAACGTTCAAGACGTGGGTCAAGACGACGTTGGCGAACGGCACCGCGCGGTTCACGGCTCAGGTCTGGACTGGGGCTGCGTACGTCTCGAAGACCTGCCAGTTCGCAAAGGATGGCAAGCCGACATACGGCGCGTTTTCGGCGACCCGCGTCGTGGTTGCCATGAAACTGTTGGTCTACGATTTCTGATGCCAACACATAACGAAGCCCTGCTCGAGGCATACGCCTCGTGCCCGCCCAGCGCGCGTGTTTACTACACGCTCGAGATCTGGCAGTCATCGTTTGACGAGCCGGCGCGCGTTGTCGCGAACGTCGGCGACGACATGGATTTTGGCATCGAAATCGGCGCGCCTCGTAATGGTGGCGAGACCGTCACCTTCATCGCTTGTCCGTTCGAAGCAAAGTATCCGGAACAGCGTGAGGGGCAGCCACCCTCGACCACAATCACGATCGACAACGTCGGCCGCGAGTTGGTGCCGAAGATCCGCGCCGCGCAGGGCGTGCGCGAATACATCTCGGTGCTGTATCGCGAGTATCTCAACAGCGATCTAACTGAACCGGCATACGGTCCCGTCGAGTTTGAACTGCGCGAAGTCAAAATGGTGGGGACGTCGCTGAGCGGAACGGTGGTCGTGAAGAACCTGCAGAACAAGCGGTTCCCGCGTATCACCAAAAACTATGACTACGTCCAATTCCCGAGTCTTCTGCCTTAACGGCTGACGGGCTGCAGCGGCACGTAGGAGCGATTTGGGCATCCAAACATCGTGTTGTCTTTGACCATGTTCACGATGGCGCCCTTCGAGAGGAAGAACATCGAGAAGTCCGACGTCGCTGTCCATCCGTTGGCGCCGTTCGGGATATCGAGCCTGGCGCAAACCACGGTCTCGCCGCTTAGGGCTTGCCACTGATCAGAGATCGAGAAGTGCCGCTCCGCCGCGCTGAAATAGGACAGCCCGCGCGCGACCGTCTTGGCAACTTCGTCGGAAGGGGCTGCGGCGGCCTGGCCGCTGAGGCAGGACAGAATGGCCATCAAGCAAAGAACGAACGGGAAATGGTGGCGCATTGGGCTCCTCCAGCCGGATTGCCCCGAGACTAGGCGATGACTATGGGCCCTGTCGATACCCAGCGCCGCGCTGGCTTCTTGGCGCCCCTGATCGGCGAGCCCTGGGCTTGGCAGTCCCGCAACTGCTGGGACTTCGCCCGCCACGTCCAGCGCGAACTGTTCGGCCTCGAGTTGCCTGGCATCGTCGTCCCATCTGACTTTTCGCGGCGTTGGGTGCTGACAGAGTTCGGCCGCCATCCGGAACGGGCGAGGTGGCAGGCCGTTCCCGATGGCCCCGGCGGCTTGGTGACGGCCGCGGATGGCGCCCTGGTGCTGATGGCACATGCGCGCTTTCCCGCGCATATCGGCGTTTGGCTGAGGCCTGAGGCGCGCGTGATCCACTGCGACGACAAGACCGGCGTCGCCTGCGAGGCGCCGCTCGCGCTGCGCCAGATGGGCTGGAAGAATCTGACTTTCTTCGAACCGAGATCCTGATGCACGGTACCGTGAGAAAATCTCCGGCGCTCCCCGCGCCGGCGCGCTCCAACGCGCGTCGTGATCGCCGCGCCGACCGCGCGCGTCGTCCCGCGCTGCACCTCGTCATGCCCGGCCTCGAGGTCACGCAGGCCGAGCCGCAGCCGCGCGAGACCGTGACGGCCTTCTTGCGGCGCACGGGTTGGGCGAAGCGGGATCGGGTCTACGGCTGGCAATTCCGGAAGGGATTGCCGACCGTCCTCGAGATCAACGGCGAGGCGGTGCTGCGCAAGAGTTGGTCGCGCCGGCGCATCGCGGCTAACGACAATGTTCGGTTCGTCTCCTATCCGCTCGGTGGGGGCGGTGGTGGTGCCAAGCAAGTCATTGGCATGGTCGCACTCATCGCGGTCGCTGCATTTGCAACCGTGGTGACTGGAGGTGCCGCGGCCGGGCTGCTGGGTTCAGCATTCGCGGCCGGCACATTCGGCGCGGCGGCCCTTGGAGCTGTCGTCGGCGTCGCTGGATCGCTCCTCATCAATGCTTTGGTAATGCCCAAGGCCGGCGCGACCAATACGCCGGACGCGACGCAGGATCAGATCTATTCGGTCCAGGCGCAGGGCAACGCCGCAAAACTCGGCCAGCCGCTGCCGGTCTGGTACGGGCGGCTCAAGGCCTATCCGGATTTCGCGGCGACCCCCTGGGGAGAGTTCGTCGGCAACGATCAATTCCTCAATGTGCTGCTGGCGCCGACCATGGGCAGCATGGCCTATGAGGCACTCTACCTCGACGACACCGTGTTCTGGACGCCGGGTGGCGGTATCTCGGCCTCGTTCCCCGGCGCGCAGGTTGCGTTCTACGAACCAGGCGCGACCGTCACGCTATTCCCGACCAACGTCGACCAGTCGATCGAAGTCTCCGGCCAGCAGTTGCCCGACGGCGGTGGCGATGAGGGCGGCCAGTACGATGCCGGTTTCGGCCCGCTGACCTATGGTTCGCCGCTCGGCCCGTTCGTTTCCAACCCCGCCGGCACGCAGACGCAGGCGATCGCGATCGACATCGTGTTTCCGGCGGGATGCTTCACGGTCAATCAGGACAACAGCAACTACGGCTACTCGAGATGCACACTCAAGGCCGAGTATGCGCCTTGCGACGATGCCGGCGTCCAGACCGGGCCGTTCTCGACTCTGTTCGAGACCACCAAGCAGTTCAACTCAAACTCTCCTGTCCGTGACACCACGAAGGTAGATGTTGCTCCTGGGCGATACCTGGTGCGGCTCAGCCGCATGGGCATCAACTCGCAGTCGAAGTACGGCGTCGATACCGTGATTTGGGCCGGGCTTCGGTCCTTCCTCAAGGGCAACAATTCCTTCCCCGACGTCTCGACCGTGGCGATCCGGCTCAAGGCGTCGCAGTCGACGCAGGGCTCCTACAAATTCGGCGTGCTCGGAACGCGCAAGCTGCTGGTCTGGACCGGCTCCACGTTCGAGTTGCAGGCCACCCGCAGCAATGCATGGGCGTTCCTGGATGCAGCGACCAATTCGCAATACGGTTCCGGTCTGTCGATCGCCAAGGTCGATTTCAACGCCGTGGTCAATCATGCTGCTGGCTGCGCGTCCCGCGGCGATACCTTCGATTATCGGTTCTCGGCCGCGATCGCGGTGCCGGAGGCGCTCGACAAGATCCTGACTGCCTCGCGCGCGCGGCATTTCTGGCTCGGGGACACGATCTCGATCGTGCGCGACGAATGGCGCGACGTGCCGACCATGCTGCTCACCGATCGCGAGATCGTGCGCGACTCGACGCAGGTCGGGTTCACGATGCTGGGGGATGAGGACCCTGACGCGGTCATCGTCGAATATGTTGACGAGCAGACCTGGCTACCGGGACAAGTGCAGTATCCGCCGAACGGCGACGGCTTTGTCGCGGCGAATGCCGAGACCAAGCGCATCGACGGCGTCGTCAATCGGGCACACGCGTTTCGCGAGTGCGCGTTCTATTACCTTCAGTCGATTTACCGGCGCGAGACCGTCCAGATCGGTGTCGAATATGAGGGGCGCGCGATCACCTACGGCCAGGTGCTCCGCGTCCAGTCCGAGTTGCCGCAGAATTACGGCTATGGCGGCGCGGTGGTCGATGTCAACGTCCGGACCCTGACCCTCGACCCTGCGCCGACATGGGATACGGGGCCGTTCTATATCCGCCTGCGCCAGCCGAACGGGCAGTCGTTCGGTCCGGTGCTGTGCACCCAGGGCGCCGATCCCTCGCTCGCCGTGCTGAATGCGACCAGCCTGTCGGCTGCGGAAACGGCGCAGGCGACCACGTTGTCGGCCGTGCTGGCGCGCGAGGCTGGCGGCGAATATCCCTCGTTCGAGCTCGGCACCGGCGTCAGCGAATCCCGCCTCTGTGTCGTGCTGGGCGGCGTTCCCAGCGGGGAATTGTGCACGCTCTCGCTGGTGGTCGACGACGAGCGGGTGCACGCGACCGATCTCGGTGTGCCGCCTCTGCTGCCGTCGCCACAATTCCCGTCCGATAGCAAGGTGCCGCTGGTTGTCGGTATCAATGCTAGTTTCGGGCAGGGGATCGCCGAGCCGAAGCTCTCGGCGAGCTGGTTTCCGTCCGCCGGCGCCGAGTACTACGTCGCCGACATCTCCTATGACGCCGGTGAGACTTGGGCGCAGGTGTATGAGGGCGCGGATAACAGGTTCGACCAGGTGGTCACGCTGGCGGCGCTGCGGGTGCGCGTCCAGGCAATCACGCCCGGCAAGCTGCGCGGCCCTTACGCGACAGCCGACGTCTCCGCCCCGACGATCACGATCGCGAACAACACGGTCGCTTTGGAGTCGCTGATCGAAGGCATCAGGTACCAGGTTACGGCGCTTCAGGACGCGTTGCGCGATGAGGTCAATGAAGCCCTGAACCGTATCGCGTCTGTTGCGTCTGACGTCGCCGCGCGCGCGCCGCTGGATAAGCAGGATCTACGCTCGCAGCTCGCGGCGCGTTCGGCAGATGCGCTGGCGCAAATCGATGATGTGCGCGAGGTCGCGGTCACGACCGAGGCGGCCTATGCGTCGTTCTCGACGACCGCGAGCGCGACATGGGGGTCGACGACGGCGTTTGTAGAGAATAGCGCCGCCGCTATCGCCACGCTCGACGGCTATGCCGCGGCATCATATGCGGTGACGCTCAACGTCGACGGTTACGTCACGGGCTTGAGCCTGGTGAACGGCGGCAGCGGCGTCTCCACTTTCACTGTCGTCTCCGACAAATTCCAGATCCAGTTGCCTGCCTACAATGGCGGCGCGCCGGTGCCAGTGTTCACGGTCGGAACTCTCAACGGGGTTCCGGCAATCGGGATGAGTGGAAACCTGTACCTCGATGGCACCTTCAACGTGAAGGCCATCGGGGCAGGCCAGATCGACGTCATCTATCTGAAGGCAAACTCGATCGACTCCGCATCGGGCGTGATCAAGGCTCTCGGCGTCAAATCGCTCAGCATCGGCGACAATGCGGTGACGGTGCCGGTCGTGCAGAACCTGGTGGCCAATCTTTTCGGCGGCGGGCTCAAAAACTATTTCAGCTTCAATGTATCAATCGACACGACAGGCTTGTCGGGAAAGCCGATCCCGCTCTTGGTTGTGCTCAATGCCAAGTGGGCGAACGGTGGTCCTGCTACTGAAACAGGTCAATTCGATCTAGTGGTCAACGGCTCTATTGTTGACACCTATACGGTAACCGTCGGTTCGGGGGCGTTCGCGTTCATTCTGTCTAGCGTCCCAGTTAATTTCACCGGCACCGGGGGCACGCTAACGATACCTGTCGTTGCCCGGTTCACCGCTGGCGTGAACACGGCGATGACGGCCGGCAGCACGATCTCTGCAATGGCAGCGAAACGATGAACATTCATTACAACGGCACGACCGGCCAAATCATGTCCTACGGTTTCGGGGCAGACCACGGCGACGGGTTTGAAGACAGTCATTTTCCCGGCTGCAAAGTTGCGATCATTCCAGATCAGCCGATCGATGCCAGGACGCAGAGATTTGACGCTGGCACGTGGAAAGTCGTCGACAAGGACGTGCCGGATCCTCCTCCGGATCGGATGTGGCAGGTGCGGGGCGCCGTGATCTCCGAACTGACCGAAACTGACAGGTTTGTCTTGCCAGATTTTCCGATCTCCGAGACGGCGCGCGCTGCCTGGGTTGACTATCGCAAGGCGCTCAGGGACTCGTCGAAGGGCCGCGCCACGCCGGCGGACGTACTCTCGGTCATTCCTTCCCGTCCGGATGGCGTCGACGGTTTTCAATGGCTGCGATCGCAACTAGCCGCGCCGGGCGCCTGATTAATTTCCAGTTCTCGAAAATGGTGAAGCGATGACAGCGCTTGCGAGCTACTCGACCGGCACAGTTTCCGTAGCCTCTGGCGGAACGACCGTCACGGGCGTCGGCGCGATCTGGTCGGACGCGAACGCGCGGCCCGGCGATATCTTGCAAATCGGCAACTTCCAGTCGGTCATTACCGATAAAACGGATACGACGCACCTAGTCATTCCGCCGTGGGGCGGCGGAGCGCAGGTCGGCGTCGCATACAAGATTTGGCAAGTCTCGCCGCAGCGATTTGCCGGCGCAGAGGCGATGGCGACGGTCAACAAACTGGTCGCAGCACTCGATGCGCGCGAGATCCCGATCGTCGTCGGCGATGACGAGACAGAGCCGGATCCGTCGCTCGGAGAAGAGAGCCAGACCGCAATACAGCCGACGACCGGCAAAGTGTGGGTGATGACCGGCGGGGTCTGGGTTTTCCTCGGAATCTACAAGGCGTTCAGGCCGCGCGGCGCCTATGACAATGCCGCGACCTATTATTACGGCGATGTGCAGACGACTTCGGGATCGTCCTACATCTATATCAACGAAACGCCGAGCGCCGGCCATGGGGCGCCGAACGCGACCTATTGGGAATTGCTGGCCGCGAAGGGTGATCCCGGCAGCACGGGCGCAACCGGCGCCGGTTACGGCGGCACCTCCGCGACGTCGCGGACGATCGGGACCGGATCGCAGGCATTCGCGACGCAGGCCGGCCTTGCCTATCAGAACGGGGCGCGGGTTCGGGCGACGTCGAACAGCGACACGACGAAATGGATGGAAGGCGTCGCGACCTACAGCGGCACGGCGCTTACCATCGCCGTCGACAATATCAACGGCAGCGGAACGTTCGCCGATTGGAATTTCAATATTGCGGGTCAGGTGGGGACTGCTGTGGGCGCTCTGCTTGCGGCCAACAACCTCGCGGACGTCGCCGACATCGCCGCTGCGTTTCGGAACCTCGGCGGCTTTGACCTGTCGACTGTGGTGAACCTGACCGCCGCCTCGACTCTGACCGCGTCTGCCTTCGGTAAGCTGCATTTTATCACCGGGACGGCCGCCTTTGCCACGACACTGCCGACGCCGGTCGGAAATGCAGGCAAGTTGATCGGCTTCATCGTCGGTGCGGTGGCGAGCGCGAGCAAGCTGTTCACACTGACGACGCCGGCCGGAGCGATCGGCCGCTCGGGCTCAAGTATCGTCATGTGGGCCAATGAGAGTGTGCTGCTGCGCTCTAACGGTTCGGATTGGGAGGTGCTTCAATCAAAGCAAATTCCGTTCGTTGGTAGCCTGTCGACCACAACTGACGGGGCGATCTCGGCGACCTTCACGGCCTGCCAACTGACGACTCCCTCGGGCGACCGGACAGGTCTCAACCTGGCGTACGACGCCACGAATAAGACGTTCAAGGCTCCGCGCACGTCGTCGTATCAGTTCAACGGTTACGCCTACCAGACGCAGACCGGCGGCACCTCGACGAACCAGATGCAGCTGGTTGTGAGCGGAGGGGCGCTCGGCGGCGTCTACTCGTGGACGGGGAGCGTCAACGCAGGGACCATCTACGGATCTGCGCTGTTCTCCGTCAACGCCGGTCAGAACGTGTTGATGCTGGGCCGAGGCGACGGAAGCTCACCCAAGTTCGCGGCCTCTCTCGTTCCTGCGTACCTCGACTACGCGGAAATGTGCCCGTCATGGTGAATTCTATCAGTGGGGGGGCGCTGTGTTTTTCTTAGGGGCGCAACGCGCGATCGCGTCAGCCGGCGGCTCAGAATATCCGCCGCCGGGCTCGACACCTGGCAGCTACGCAGCGAACAATGCTGCGATCGCCTATACCGATTGCGTCGCGCCGACATTCGTGAACGGTTGGGCAAGATTCAGGCGGCCGATCGACGACGCGGGGTCCGATTATCAGTATGCCATGCCTGGCGCGCGGCAGCGCTTTCGCTCGACTGCGCCAAGCGTGACGGCGAAGCTGCGCTGGAACGGCCTGATCACTCGGACCGATGCGCGCAATCTGATCGGTCACGTCTTTGTCGACGGCGTATTCAATCGGGATTTCCAGACGCCGGCTGCCATCAACGCCGTGACCGAGGGCGCGCTTGTGCTCAACATGGGGACCAGCGCTGACCGTCTCTACGAAATAATCCTGCCTTACGCCGACGGCGTCGAATTTGGTGAGATCCAGATAGATCCTGCCTACGCTGTCACGGCCGCCGCGGCTCGCACCGGGCCGCTCATGGTCTGTTTGGGGGACAGTATCACGCAGCCATTTTTGGCAACTGACGTGAGACGGGGCTGGCCGTTCCTGCTCGCGCAAGCGAGGGGCTACCGTTGCATCAACATGGGTTATGGCGGCCGTGTGGCCGTCCCTGGCGATGGGACGATCGTTGCGAACCTGAATCCCGACCTGATCACGGTGATGCTGGGAACGAACGAGTTCCTCAGTCAAATCGATCCCGCGACCTACAAAGCAAACTTGAAGGCGCTTCTGATGAATATCCACGCGGTTAAACCAACCGTCCCGGTGTGCGTTTCAGCGCCCATCTCGACGACGGCGACGCGCACCATCCCTTACAGCAGCTACGAGGCTGTTGCGGGCCAGTGTATCACCGAGCTGGGTTACTCTCAGCTTATCGGCGTCGACAAAGCGACGCTGATCACCAACACGGCCACGCAGCTTGGTCCTGATGGGATCCATCCCAACGACGCCGGCAATGCTCAGATGAAGACCGGCTGGAACGCGGCAATCCCGGCGATCCCTTGGTTCAGGGATGATCGGCCTGCGTCGGTCATGGGCTCGCACCCCAAGGCTTTCCGCATCCCGCGTACAACACTTGCCACCCAGATGTCATATGCCTGGCTGGAAAGATGAACTCCGTCGATCGTTGCGGAGGGAAGGTCCGCTTGATCAATCGCGTCGCGAACGTGGATAAGGGTGGCGCCATATTTATTGGCGAGACGACCGACGTCAGCGTTCAATTCGGAGACGATACTTGGATCGAAGCCTGCCGCGTGCGTGAGCGGACCATCAGCTGCGATCGAAGGGACCGTCACAACAGCGAGGCGCGGCGAGAGGGCGGAGGCCTCCTTGAGCAATGCGTCGTAGCTGTTCGCGAAGCCGTCATCGCCCTCCGGGACCGGGTGAGCGTCGTTGGTTCCCAGGGCGAGCACGATCAGCGCTGGGGAGGTGCCATTGAGCAGGGCGCTAATGGTCTTGGCTGCGAAATTCGCATCTGCTCCGCCAATGCCGGCGTTAACCACGGTATGACCGCAGATGGCTTTCGGCAGCGGCGCGGCTTCCGTGATGCTGTCTCCGAGCACGACCACGGGGCCAACCCGCCGAAGTTCTTGACGGATCATAAACTGTCGCACATCGGAATGCTCATGTCCGCTTGCCGGTTTGAGCCGGTCCAAGCGGTTGGTTAGGGCGACGATATCGCTTTTGGCCTTCCGGAGCTGATCGCGCGACATGACAAGCCCGGCGGCGCCCAAGGCGACCGCTATGGCGACACCGCTCAATAGAATTGTTCGTCCCCAGCGCATTGCGGGGCGAGTCTATCTCACCACAACCCATCCGAGCAAGTGCACCCAGCGCGCTCTCCACCGTGGGTAGCAGGGCTGCCCGTTAACCAAGGTTAATGCGCCGCCGCCTCTCCGCGTCTGCGCCAACCACCAACCACCGACCGAGCAACTGGAGAAAAGCTATGACCATCGAGGCACTTGTGGCGTCGAGCCCTTTGCGCATGGGCGCAACGGGCGACGCTGTTCGCCAGGTCCAGCTTGCGCTGAAGCAAGCCGGATATTCCTTAACGGGAACCGGCTGGTTCGGGCCGGCAACCGACACCGCGGTAGAGACCTTCCAGAGGCGTGCCGGCTTGGTCGTCGATGGTCAGGTTGGCCCGAAGACGGCCGCTGCGCTGGATCTCGCCGCGGCCGGGAAGGCGCCGCCGGCACCGGCAACCGCCCAGGAGATCAGCCGTCCGCTTTGGCTTGAGGCCGGTATCAAGCTGATAGGTACGAAAGAGGGGGCCGGAGCGAAGGACAACCCGAGCATCATTCAATGGGCCAAGGATGAGGGCGGCGATATCGCTGCGGAATACACTCACGACTCCATCCCCTGGTGTGCCTTGTTCGCCAACCACTGCCTCACAAAGGTAGGGCTCAAGGGGACCGGCACGCTCTGGGCACTCGACTTCGCTGGACATTGGCCGGCCGTGAAGTTGGCTGGTCCGGCCGTCGGAGCCTTCGCGCCGATGAAGCGTACCGGCGGCGGGCACATCATGATGATCGTTGGTAGAGACCAACACGGCAACGTCATGGGGCTCGGCGGCAACCAGTCCGATGCCGTCAATATCGAGCCGTTCGCAGTCTCTCGCCTCAACCAGGGCTTCTGGTGGCCGAGCTCGGTCCCGATGCCGCCAGCGAGCCAGATCGGTATCGGTCACCTCCCGTTCGTCCAGAGCAACGGTAAGGTCTCCGTCAACGAGGCCTGATCAAAGGAATTCCGGCAAAGCTGGAATCGCCGCGCGACGCTTCGCGTACCCCGAAAACCAAAGGAAAATCCATGATCCGCTTTGCTAAGGCGGCGCTTTGCGTCGCCGTGCTCTCGGTCGTCGCCATCCTGGCGATCGACCCCAACATTGCCGCCTTCGCGGCCGACGCCGCGGCGCCGGAGACTGTCGCGCAGGCGACGAGCGAGGCCACCAAGGTGACTTGGGCTTACGGCGCCGTCGTGTCGCAGTGGGCGAATGCTGCCGGGACTGTGCTCTTCGCGGTAGCGCTTTGGCTCCTCCGCCAATTGCCAGCTCAGATCTACGCGATCCTGCTCTCGATGCGTGCCGATCAGGTGATCCAGAAGGGGATCGACTACGCAATCAACATGGTCGCGGGAGCCACCAAGGACCGGGTCCTGACGGCCGACGTGCATAACGCCGTGCTTGCCCAAGCGCTGCAGTATGTTCTCGATCATGCCCCAGGTTGGCTTCAGTCCTGGATGGGTGGCCCCGATGCCATCGCGGAGAAGATCGTTGCGCGTTTGAATCTGGCCCCGGAAGCGGTGCCCGACGTCAACAAGGCTGTGGCTGCCGCCACGCCGTCGATCTGAGCTCGACCCAGAAAGGAAGCATCACAATGATCGGATTGATCCGCGCCGTCGCAACCGCGACGGCGCTTTTGGCGTTTGCGGTTGTCCTCAGCGGCTGCGCCGGCACCCGTCTCGGCGACATGATTTCCGCCGTCCAGGGCTACACCATCACGCAGGGCCAGATCGACACCGCCCGCGCAACCTACAACGGCACCGTGCTGGCGCCGTTGCATCGCTACGCGGTATTGCCGCGATGTGGGCCCGGCAAGTCGTTCTCGATCTCGGTGCCGTGTCATGACAAGGCGATGCTGAAGAAGCTGAGCGACGCCGACCTGGTTGTGGCAAAGGCCTTCGATGATACGCAGGACATGGTCACCTCCGGCAACACCTCCGGCTCGGTCGCTGCGTACAAGTCGCTGAACACCGCGATCGACGTCGTCAAGGGGCTGCTGGCAGCCTCCGGCGCCGCGATGCTCTGACCCGCAACATCCTAAAAACACGGAGACTGAACATGGATCCAGCCACAATCCTGGCGGACGTCCAGATCGCGTTGCAGGTCGGCAAGATGGCTTACGACCTCGGTAAGGAATCCGCGCCTTTCCTGATCAAGGCCTATCAGATTGCCTTCGAAAACAAGGTGCTGACGGTCGAGGAACGCGCGGAATTGCGAGCGCAGGAGCAGGCCTACCGCCAGGAGATCGCGGACCAGGTCGCTGCCGACGCATCGTCGCCTGACTAGTTGAGCGAGGGCCAGCCGAATGGCTGACGTTGTGACAACAGCGCTCGCAGGCATGGGGCCGGCCGGCGCCGCGATAGCGGTCCTAATGACCGTCGTCACGGCGTTGGTCGGCGCCATCGTCTATCTCTTCAAGCAGAACACCAAACTCCACATCGAGCGGCGGGCCGAGAGCTTGGCCGTCATCAAGCTGATCGAGAGCAACAACACGGCTCTCACCAAGGTGGCGGACTCGACCGACGAGCGGAACAGGGTGACGCAGGAGCTCGCGGAGGCGATCAAGGCTCAGGCGCAGGCCTTCGAGATGGTCAACCAGCGTATCGAATTCTACCACGATGGAAATATCGAGAAGCTGAAAGATCTCGCGACCGCGTTCGCGTCACATGCCGATGCAGTGCGCGTCAATACCGCGATGGTGGCCGAGGCCAGAAACGCGAGCCAGGCCGCGGTCGCTGGCATCTCGGACGTGAGGGTAAAACTCGAGGTGTTGGCAGCGCGGAGGACCCGATGAGTTTCCGATCGATCCTGCGCAAGCTGCGATTACTTTCCCCGTTCGATATCGAGGAGGTCGATCAGGCGGAAGCTGAGAACGTGCTCCGCGACCACGGCGCCGCGATGGATCGCATCAAGGCGATGCCCGCCGGCGTGAGGGAGGCACAAGGCAAGCTCAAGGAGTCAATTGCGTACTCGCGGTCGTCGAGCGAGACGGCCAACAATCCAGATGTCCTGGCCGGCCTGGTCCACGACATGAAATCGATGGGCACGGGTTAGATGATGTCGCGATCGCTTGAGGGGACCTTCGGAACGCTTTTCGTTCTGCTCGTCTTCGCCGTCTTCATGTTCGGTCTCTACATCGCGCGCGAGATCAAGCAGAACGGCTTCCAGCGCATGCGGTTGCAGGCCGGCATTTCCATTTTTGTGTTGGTCGCGGGTATGTCGATCATCACGTGTCGGATTTGGTGGTGGCTTCACATGTCGCCGGTCATCGTTGGGAAGCCGATTCTGCACGTCGGCGCCGTCATTACGATCCTTGGTATCATCTGCGTCATCAGGGTTTTCGCGCCCGATCACTGGGGCCGCAATGTCTGGATCGGGTCGGTTCTCTTCGCAATCACGATCGCAATTCTTTTCTCGATGGTTGACGTCATGGATCAGTTTTGGGGATGGATGGCGCTCGCCGTTATCCTCGCTTTCGCATTTCTTGTGTTGGCCGTGCGGATGCTCTCGAACAAGCCGGTGGGGATCGGCTACTTTGCGGGGCTCGGAGTCGTGGGCGCTCTGCTTCTCATCTGCATCTTGCTGATGGTGTCGACCATCGGCAACGCGCGGAACTTCGACGGGCGCTATTCGGAAACGCCGCTGAAGCCTTGGTTCGACAAGCTGCGGTCCGCGCTCGGGCCGTGCTGCTCGGACGCGGACGGCTACGCGATCGCCGATGCCGATTGGGAGAGCAGGGACGGCCGGTTTCGTGTCCGGATCCCGCGCTCGAACGAGGAGGCGGACAAGAACATCTTGATCTGGGTTGACGTGCCGGATGCGGCGCTGATCACGGTACCAAACCGCGCCGGCCGCACCATGGTCTGGCCGATCTGGGGATACCAAGAGCCATCGATCCGCTGCTTCATGCCGGGCTCAATGACCTGACCAAAGCACGGTGCGTGCCCGCGCCGTGACAAGACCTGCCGGTTTCTTCGGTGCCGGCAGCCCCCGGAGTGATGCTCTTGCATCGCTCCTCCTTGGACCTCCACCCCGCGGCCCGAGAGGGTTGCGGGGCTTTTTTTGTGCCCAGAATTCCGTTCAAAACCGGTCGAGCGCTCGGCTGGGGTGTTGCCGGTTTACGACCGACCCAATCGGATCATGACTTGGCTGAAGCGTTGCTCCGGAAGCGCCTTGAAACAGAGGTGACTTCTTGTGATTTGGGCATTGGCGGACGGAGGGTGGTCTTGCCAAATCAGCCGCACAGTGGTGCTGTTGGCCTAGCACCTCAGGCGGCCCATCATACGCAACACTGATGAGCCGCCCGCCGAGGAGCCAAGGGCTCAGGGACCGGTCCAATCTTGGAGGGTTCGGCCGGTCTCTGGTCCCGTTCGATGGGCGAACCGAATCGACGCGCGCCATCTGCCATCAAGAAACGATATGTCGTGAGTCACGCGCAAGAGTCCGCTGATCCGCTTCCACGTATTCCGCAACCTATCCACCGATTGACCCGTAAGAGCCCGGATCAGAAGCTGTCCGCCACCCGCGTATAGGCCGGGTGCGCTCGGTTCTTGACCTTGACCCAGTCGCAAGTCCGCGGGCGGTACCGCCGCTCTCGGTGCTTGGAGACGAGCCCCTCAAGTCCCATGCGGCAGGCCGCTTCAAATAGGCCGGGGCCGATCGCACCGGGCTCGAACGGTGCCACAAAGATCCCATCGGGCCGGCGCCGCAGCAACTCGGCGAGTTGGCGCTTGCGAGCGGCGAGGGGCTCGTCGCGCAGGTCTGCGCCATCCAGCGCAATCACGTCGAAGGCGTAGAGTTGAGCCTCCTCGTTGTGCTTTCCGGAGTGCAAGGCGTTGAAGTCGGAGATGCCCTGGACATCAAGGACGCAGATCTCGCCGTCGATCGCGAAGCGGCTCGGCTTCATCTTTTTGGCGGTCTCGACAATCCAGGGGAAACGCCAGGTCCAATCGAGGCCGGCCTTGGAGAGCAGCTTGACGTCGTCGCCGTCGCGGATCACGCGCCCGCGGTAGCCGTCGTATTTGACTTCGTGGATCCAGTCGGGGCCGGAGGGTACGACCTTCGCCAGCTTCGGGCGACAGAATTCGAACGCGGTACGCATAAGGCGGAGATAGGGTATGAATCCCTCGGAAGAAAGGGCCGCCTTGCCGGGCGCCTCCGCCCAAAGTCTATCGACGCCGATCAGCCGTCAGTACAAATACCGATAGACACCGACGCTCCACTCGCATTAGTTGCACCCTTTTTATTGGGGGTTTGGAATGTTGCCCGAGATAATCGCTTACGGCATCGTCGTCATTGTCGTCGCCAGGGTCGCGTGGGTGGTGGCGCAGCGGCTCGGCGCCTCTATGGCCCGCTGGTCTCTCCGTGTTCAGGCCCGCTACATCAAGGCCGGTCAACCGCCAGGCTACCATGATCGCCTCAAGACGATCCGTACGCTCTACGCCGCGTGGACTCACGAGGAGGCGACCGTCTGGCAAATGTAGATTCTGACTCTAGGACCTGGGCACCGCCCAGACGTCGGTTCAGTGCCGCGAGCCGTTCTTGTCGACCTCGACCCTGAAACCATCGGCATACGGGGGGCTCGCCCTCCGCTGGACAGTTACAGGTCGGGCAGGGCATGCCGGCACCGCCGCAGTTGCAGGCGCGCTCGCCGAGCCAAGGCCGGTCGGAATGGTTCTCGCAAACCCAGCCGACATCGTCGCAACGCGCGCAAGGCATCATCGTCTCCAGTCGCCGCCCGGCCGTCCCTCGCTAGCCATGGCCGGCCATCGGGAGCGGCAGCGCCAACTGCACGCCGACCTTGCGGCCGATCTGGCTTTCGACAAAGTCTCTCAACCTGCCTGAGATTTCACGGCCTTCTGCGGCGATGCGGTCCTCGAGCTCGTGCGCGATGTCCTCTGAGGCGTCGCGTGACCAGCCCTCGATCGGGTTGAACGCGACGACGCGCAGCACCTGGCCATACTGGCCGGCGAGCAGGTCGTTGATCAGCGTGGAGTGGTCGATGCCCTCGTCAGTTTCGCAAAACGCTGCACCATCGCGGAATTCCTCCAGGACCAGATAGAAATCCTTGTCCAGGCGATCGCTTGGGACGATTGACGGCGAGGCCATACGCAAAACTCCACTGACCAAGTCAAAGGTATGTCGCCATTAGCCCAAATGCGAGTCCGCGCCGTCGAGGACGCGGATGTAGGTTCCGCTCTCGTGATAGAAGATCGCTTCCCGTTCCTTCAAGAGCTCGAGCCCGTAAATATTCGGCCGCGGTCCCTTGTCCCGGAATAGGAACGGAGCGTTGATTTTCTCGATGTGGATGCGGCCGCCCTAGACGGCTAAGTGCAGGATGCGATCTCGACCAATCCGCCCGGACGCGTCAACGGCGAGGTCCAGCGGGCGCTATCCTTCTGGAAGGAGCGACCGGTGTGCGGTCCAGCGCCCAGCGCCCAGCGCCTCGCGACATGACACTAAGGACAGTCGGACGGCAGCGAGACTGGGACGCCTTTCGCAATCTTGGCACTCAACACGACGGTCTGACCGCAAGACCCCTGCAGTTCAAAGGCCGACGGACCTGGGGGATAGGTTCATCTCCAAGCTCAGTTGGCTTTCTGGCAATCGGCCCCGATCTAGTACCCACTTTTCTTGGAACGTGAGTCGTGATTCAAGGTCGGGATGATACCCGAAGCAAGAGAAGTCC